TACTAGTTTAGGTTTTCAAGCTTATGAAATGACTGGACATGAGTACAAGAAAATGGTTAATATAGAAAAATTATCATCAGAGTTACTAAAGGATGTTTGTAACTATGCGTGTTGGGATGTTAGATATACTTTGATGTCTTATTATCGACAACAAGAAATTTTTAGGAGGGAAAAGAAATTAGGAGAGTTTTATCAGTTCCTTCATGAAGGGTCAAAAAGTCTTGTAAATTTGAGAGAGTCTGGGATCAAAATCGATGTTGGTTTCTTAGACAAACTTGAAAAAGATTATCAGGAAGAAAAAGAGCTTCGAATTTTGGAAATGCGTTCTCTTTCTGGAGTTATTAAGTATGAAGAAGAACACGGAAGTATTTTTAATCCAGATTCTCCAACTCAACTGGAGAAAATTTTGTACGGTGTTTATAAAGAAGAGAAATATAAGAGAACTGCTACTCAAAAAGGTTCAACTGATGAAGAAACTCTGAATGTTATACTCGAAAAGACTAAAGATGGGGAAGTAAGAACTCTAGTTAACTCCTTATTTAGATTTCGGAAATGTTGTAGTTTAACCGAGCGTGTCGCAAACTATAAAAGGTTGATGGATATAAATGGTTATGTACATCCTTCATTCAATCTAAACATTGCTGAAACTTATAGATCTACAGCGGATAATCCCAGTATTCAGAATGTGTTTGAACATGATAATGAACTTAGAGTGTTTAGAAAATGTATTATTCCCTCTGTGGAGAGAAAATTACCAATCGTTCCGATCTTTGAAGTTCATGATAGTATTACCTTTGATGTAGTAGTGGATAAAGTTAAAGAAGCTGTAGATGTAGTATCTAATGTTATGCGTTTTAGGTGGTTTGAGTGGCAAAGAGATGTTTCAATGGAAGTTGAGTGGGAAATTGGTTGGAACTGGCACGAAATGTACTCTCTTGAAATTGTTGGATCTGAGTTTTGGGTTAAAATAGAAAAAGATAAAAAAGTTAAGTTAGAAGAGTTTGTTTACGATGGATCCGGAAGAACAAGAATTCTTCTTGAAGTTGATTACAGTGGAACAGAATTAGCTGGTATTGCTATGTTGTCAGGAGATCCAGAACTTACTAGACAGATTAGAGAAAAAGTTAATATTCATAGAAGATGGGCAGCTAAAATTTATCGAAAGTTGGAAGAAGAAGTTGATAAAGATACTGAGAGGTATAAAGCGAAAAATGGATTTGTTTTTCCAAGTATTTATGGTTCTATAGCTAAAAGTATTGTTAGAACTTTTCCAGAAGTTGCAGCTGAACATATAATTAGAGTTCAGCAGGATTTTTGGGAAGAATATCGTTATGTTAAGGAATGGCAGAATAGGAATATGGATGAATATCAGAAAAATGGATATGTTGAAGCGCCTAATGGCTGGAAAAGAATAGGACCACTCTCTATAAATCAGTTAAATAACAATATCAATCAAGGGATATCTTTCCATATTTTACTTCGAAGTTTGATTGAGTTAGATAAAGTATTACCTGTAAGTTTTCCATCATAAAAATTCAAAGAAATTGGGTGGATGATCGTATAATTATAAATGTAAAGATAGTTAAGTATGAAATGAGGAAAAGTGGAAAATGAGTGAACAAAAAAGAAATAAGGAAAAAGAACGATTTAGAATTGTAGGAGAAAGTGGTATGATCTGTCCTGTCTGTGGAAGAGATACTTTTCAATATGATGAAACTCTTCAAGCAAATAAGTGCCAGAATGAATTTTGTAGATTTTGTGATAAAGTTCTTCCTGCTCCAGATGTTCCAATGTCATTTTTGGAGTATTGTAAGAAAAATGCTCGTTCGGAGGAACATAGAAAGTATATTGAAAAAGTAATTGAGGCAACAAAATGCTCTGGCAAAAAGTAAGACCTCAAAGTTTGTTAGAAATGGTAGATGAGGTAACAAAGTGGTTAATGTAGTTTGGAGAGAAACACATGTTTGATCCAACAAATCTTGAATCCCACAATCCAATGGGTTATGAATGGAAGGCCTTTGAATACTGGGGCTTGTTTGATTTGTTTTGTTGGTTTCTCTTTGAGCTTATCCTTCCTCTTGTGATTATAGTATTAGGGGGTATAATCCTTAGCATACGTATGTTATTCTGGTGTTCTAAGTTTGTAGTAAAGTGTTTGAGGTATATAGGTATATCTTAGAAGAATTAAAATGGTCACCATATTTCATTCAACAGAAACTTATCCTAATTGTAATAAAGATTCGTATAGAACTTTGTTAGAAGTGACTAATGATAGTCGAACTTTCTGAAAGGATAAAAAATGAAACGTTCACTTTGGAATAGATTGCGATTAACGTATATCTTATATAAAGGACATCCTCATGTAATAGAAAAAGTAAAATTAAAAGGATTAAAGCGATTGTTTAGTTCTTGGATTGATTCAAAGGTTCTTGGCAATTAGCTCTTGGTGAAGGCTTTTGGTAGACCGACAAAAGCAACTTTCGGACCTGGTGTTCCCAAAAATCAGAATCTTGCTCGTGGATACTTTACACCGGAGGCAAAGGTTGGTATAACTGTGGGTGGTAGGTCTGAAGAAGGCCATACACAATATGATTGAAAAGATTAAAAATGAATGAAGATCGATTTACTCCTAATGCTGGAATCTGCGAGAAATGCAAAAATTTAATTTTGCTTAGCGGCATAGAAGATACAGAGACTTTGTATTCTGAAATAAAAACTTATTATCAATTTTGTCAGCCAAATATTATAAGATTATGCCGAGAATGTTCAAATAAAATATATGAGATAATAAACCAACATTGAAAAGATTAAAAAAATGCTTTTCATAGAACTTAATATAAAAATTTATTGTGCTTGTTGTGGCTCCGATTTAGTGGCAAACTTAAAGTCACCACCAACAGAGCGAAGAATACTACTAAAAGAAAAAAAGAAGGAAAAATAAATGCTTTACCAGTTAGTTCGTCCTACAGAACTCAAAGATATTGTTGGTAACTCTGCAACAATTGGTACCCTGAACAAAATGTTAAGAAAATCTTCTGGAGATCGTCCCCACGCTATTCTTCTAAAAGGACCCACTGGCTGTGGAAAGACTACAATTGCTCGTATATTAGCTAAAGAATTTGGCTCTACGAGTGATAGTACTATTGAACTGAACGCTGCAAACACGCGGGGAATAGACACGATTCGAGAAATTACTTCAATATCAAGTTTTCGTGGTCTTGGTGGAACTACAAAAACGTATATTATGGATGAGTCACACCAGTTTTCGCGTGATGCACAGGAAGCCTTGTTAAAACTTCTAGAAGATACTCCTTTACATTGTTATTATATTTTGTGTACAACTATCCCAGAAAACATTATACAAACTATTAGAAATAGGTGTACTGAATATGAAGTTAGTTTACTTACTGATAAAGAGATAAAAGAAGTTCTAAAACGAGCTTGTGATAGTCAGAAGTTATCTGTACATCAAGATATTATAGAAGGTATAATTTTAACATGTGAAGGTTCTCCAAGAGCTGCTCTTGTTTCTTTAGAGCAGGTTTCTAATGTTACTAATGTGGAAGAAGCTCTTGAGGTGTTGGCTCGTGGAACTGAGAAAGATGTTAATCTGTTAGAGTTATTAAAGTTGCTTGTTATGGGGCCAGGGCAAAGAGAAAAGAAGTGGAAACTGATTATCGAAAAGTTTTCTGGAATAGATGAAGATCCAGAAAAAATTCGTAGATCTATTCTTGCATTCTTGTTTAATAAGCTGAGAAAGCAAGATAAAGTAGAAGATGTAAAAGATATTGCTCATCTTATGAAGATCTTTTCTACAAGCGTATACTACGGAGGAAAGAGTCAGTTAGCATCTTTTGTAGTTCGTAGTTGTTTTGAAACTTGGAGGGATGAAAATGAGTAGTAAGACAAATTATAAGTGTGATGTTTGTGGTAAACCTATTGAAGAAGGGCATCAGAAATATTATATGGCAATAGTTTCCATAACTTATACTTATTCTATAGATGGCTGTGGTGAGACTGAGACTACTGCAGATAAGTATCATGTTCACAATGATTTAACAAATCATTGTATGAGGAAAATCTGGGATGTTTTTAAGAATAAGAAACGATGAAGCTAATAACTAAATATCGCACAAAAGGTCTCTGGTGGTTTAGAATATTTGGTTATGGTATTTCTTGGAAGAGTTTGAAGTATCATAACATGCTGTTTTCTGAACGTTATGGACTAAGAGGATGGAAAATGGGTAGATGGATATTTCATTTTTTAAGAAGAGAAAAATAAGATGTTGACAGTAATAACTGTAGAAAATGAATTAGGAACAAAAATTTACAGAGTTTATGAAGATGAGTATTTGACTAAAATTCAAGAATTGCTCGAGAAGTACTGTTTTACTGATGAAGAAAATGAGGAGTAAAATAAGTTAGTGGAAGTAAAGATAGAAATTGTTTTGATAGATACTATGTGAAGAGGAGAAAAAATGATTAAGATTTGTTCAGAATGCAAAGGCAAAGGAACCGTTTTGGACCGAACCGACCACACAGCATGTTCTGTTTACAAAAGAGAATGTAATGTTTGTAAAGGGTGTGGTTTTGTTGATACTAAACCAGCAAAACCGTTTCTAGTTGAGTTGTTGAAAGGACTCTAATAATGAAATTAAACATATTTGTGATAGTTATGAAGCATATGAAAACTTGCAGACAAAAATAATAAGGTAAAAAATGAAAAACAAAAAATGCAAAATAGATTGTAAAGAATGTAAATTCTGGGTTGGTGAAATAAAACAACTTCACGATTTTTTACATGGTTTTGTTAGTGCCAGAATTTGTTCCAAGACTAGAAATGAAACTTATGATTGTGGTTGTTTTGGGTGTGCAAAAGGAGAAGAGATAAATAAAAGCTTTTTGTACAATAAACTTGCAAAAATATATAGATGTTTATATAATTTTCTATTCTATAGACAAGTAAAGATTAACTTTGTAAAAATTAGATTACCATTAGTTAAATCCAAGTTACCAGAATTAGAATTACCAAAGATCGCGGATATACAAAAATATAAGAAAAATAATCTGTAATTTTATTTTGGAGGTAAAACAATGTCTGAAATAGATCCAAGTAGAGAAAAAGCAATAGAGGATGGTGCAAAATCAACTGGTCGTCGTGTAAACTTTAATTATGTTGATACAACTATATTGGAAAGACGGGGGATCGATCGTTATGACACAAAAAAACCTAAAGGAAATAACTTTATCAGAATCGTAACTCCAAGTAAAACAGGTCCTTTTGCCAAAGAAGTCTGGAAACACTCAAATGTTGGAACAGATGGAAATGCCTATCTTTGTTTGGAGAAGATGTTTGGTAAGAAGTGCCTAGTTTGTGAGTATATAAGAAAACTAAAAAGAGAAGGTGCAGATGATGATGTTATTCAACCACTTGTTGCTGGTAGGAGATATCTAATGTTTGTTGTTGATACCACTTCTGAGGAAACTGAGGAAGAAGGACCTAAGTGGTTTGATTGCCCACCAACAATTTATCAACAAATTTGTTCTTTATCAATAGATAAGAGAACAGGTAAAAGAATTGATCCTACCGATCCAGAAGAGGGAAGAGATATTGAGTTTACTCGAGTTGATGGTAAAAGAACTTCGTATGGTAGTTTTGAACTAAAGGAAACTAATCCAGTTCCGAAAAGTTGGTATGAGGGACTTCCTTCTTTTGATGAAGTGCTTCTTATACCAGATGAAGAAGAAGTTGCCCGAACCATTTCGGGTGTGAATTCTTCTGAAGAAGATGAAAAAGCAGATTTTAAATCTACTACAAGGGAAGAAAAAGATGAAAAGGAACCTATAGAATCAGAATCAGATGATTCGAAACGAGCTAGTTCAGTCCGCCAGAAGTTAGCAGAGATTGAAAGTCGAAGACGTGGTCAGAGAGAAAAGCAATGAGTGAAGAACATAAAGAAAATTTAAGTTATTTCAAACGGAAACTCCCAATAGATCAGTTTAATCTAGAAAGAGAATGTTTACAACAAGCTTCTCTGTATGAAGAAATTGGAGAGTGGGTTTCTTCTATTCGAGCTGAAGCTAAAAAAGCTAAAGAACATGTCGATTTTATTCGAGCAGATTTGTCTCTAAAAATACGAAAGAAACCTGAGGATTTTGATTTGTCTGGTAAAGTTACAGAAGGATCAATAGATGCAGTGATAACAACTAATAAGGAGTATAAGGATGCTATTGCTACTTATATCGAGACTGATAAGTTAGCTAATGAGGCATCTATACTTCTCTCTGCTGTTGAACAACGAAAATCAATGCTTCGAGACCTGGTTCGATTGTTTATTTATAGCTACTATAGTCGAGAAGATGTAGTTAATGGAGAAGATTGGAAAAAAGCAGAACAAGCAATTTTGGATCTTCGAAGTGAGAAAGTAAGGGAAGAACAGGAAGATGAAGAGATAGTGGAGGAGGAATGAAATGATAAAAGAAAAACCTAAGAAAATGGTAATTCCTAAATTTAAGATTCCAAAAGGTAGTCACGCTATCAACCCATTTTATTTTGAGTTGGTAGAACTTTGTCATATTATTGAAGAATGCAAAGATCGAAAACTTCATAGTCTTGCTATTGCTCTAAACAAGATTCATGATGATATTCAACACAAAAGAAATTCTTACTTGTGGATTGAACCTAAAAATGAAAGTTAAGAATGGAGAGGCGTTGAAAGTGAAACCAAAAGAAGAAGAAAACGATGTTGAAGAAACTTGTAGTGAACTGGAAGAACTAACTCGACGAGTGGGAGAAGTAGAAGATTTACCTCCTGTAAGTAGTTGGATTCAAACAGGATGTACCATTCTTGATTTTGCTATTGCAAACCACTTTCCTGGAGGAATACCACTTGGAAGGATTGTGCAAACTTATGGAGGTACATCTACATGCAAGACTATACTGGCAGCTACTATTCTTGGTTACGCACAGCGAGCTGGAATAGATACTTACTACGGGGATATTGAACATACTATGGATCCAGAGTTCGCTCTAATGTATGGATTTGATTGGAAGAAAACAAAGAAAGGTTACCCAAGAACTTTGGAAGAAATGTTTGATGACTGGATTGCTTCTATTATCTACAAAGATGATAAGAAAAAGAAGTTAAATACAGATCCAAAAGTTGTTGTAACCGATACTGTTACTGCTCTTCCTGCAAAGATTGAAGTCGAAAAGAAAATGGATGAACAAGGGTATGGAGCATATCGAGCAAGACAGCTATCCCTCGGATTTAGAAAATACATTAAAGTTCTCGCTGAAACCAATACTAGTTTGCTTCTCATAGACCAAGCAAGAGATAATATTAGTTCTCCTTTTGGTGGAGAAGTTGTTACAGGTGGAAGAGCTCCGGAGTATTATCCATCAGTTAGAATTCATTTGAAGCATGATGCTAAGGTATTTAATTCTTCCCAAAAGGTAATTGGTGTATGGACGAAGTTTAAGATAGTTAAGAATAAAGTTGCTCCTCCTTTTAGAGAAGGAAAGTTTAAAATTCTGTTCGATTATGGACTCGACAATATATATTCAAGTTTATGCCATATTAGTGAGCTGCAGAATGGAATTAGGGAAGCTATGCAGGCGAAAACAAAAATAAAGCTTTGGGGTGAAGAGAAAACTATAAGAGCGTGGACGGATCATATAGAAGAGAATGGTCTTGAAAAGATGTTAGAAGAAGAGCTCTGGAAAGTTTGGCAGGAAGAGTATAAAACTGAAAAGAGAAAGCCTCGTGTTTGGTAGGAAAAATATGCTTTACTTATTTATTTGTTGCTGGTTTATTTGTGGTCTTATAAAAGGAACTGACTTCTAAAACCTATTGGCTTCAGCCGTAGGTAGATGACATATCTTAGTTAGGAGGAGAATGGCAACTTTATCTACTACTCCGTATATTGATGTTTCTTTTCGGCAAATGTTGAAAGCAGTTCGATGGTGTCAAAATGCTTTGAATCTAAGAGATTGGACTATTAGCTTAGAGGTTGGAAACACATTTCCGGAATGGGTACCAAAGGACACCGGCGGGGCCGCCTATTCTAAGCCATGCCTCTCTTACTTTTCTGCTCGAACATGGATTTGTCTGGATCGTTGTAGAGAAAGTGATTTTCATCCTGTATCTGTATTATGCCATGAAATGATACATACATTCTTATGGAGTTATGGAATTCAGAGTCATGATGAAAGGTTGATTAATACTTTAGAGTATCATTTGTTTCAAACTTGGCTTAGTGATCAGAAAAAGACAAGAAAGAGATTGAAGTTTAAGAAAGGGTAGAAGTAATGAATGTAATAGGTATAGATCCTGGTTTAGATGGTGCAATAGCTGAGTTAGATGAAAAAGGAAAAGTAATTCAGTTTACTAATATGCCAGTAATTTCTTACAAAAAAGGTAAGAAAATTAAACGAGATTATGATGTTGGATTTATACGAGCTTTTTTTGATACAATACAGAAAAAGATTGTTTTCATAGAGAAAATGCAATCCATGCCACCCGGTTTTAGAGTTCAAGCAAGTTTTAGTCTAGGAGAGTGCCAAGGAATTTTTAGAGGAATATTTTCTGCTTTCGGAATTGGTTATGAATTTATTTTACCAAAAGAGTGGAAGAAGCACTTTCAAATAACAAGGTCTAAAGGGGATGAAAAAACTCAAGCGTTTCAGATAGCAAGTAGGTTATTTCCAGAAGCGAAGTTGAAAACGGAAAGAGGTAGAGTTTTAGATGGGCGGAGTGAAGCCCTTTTGATCGCCGAATATGGAAGGAT